AAATATAAAAGATATGTTCAAAATTTGAACGATTAGCTTATGACAGATATTGAAAGATTATGGGATGGAGCTCTGACTGATGAAGAAAGTAAGCGTATTCGTATAGCATTAGAAGATAAAGATTTACGCCTTGTAATTATCTGTGAGTCTTGTGGCTCTGAAAGTAAGTTAGATAAGATTTCTGGTTGTTATAACTGTACTGGTTGTGGTCAAAAGGTTTGCGGTGATAGCTGATGCCGAAAGGCACAAAAGTTCATCGTTGTGTAGACTTATTAGTATCTAAAGGTGTAGAAAAAGGAAGAGCTATTGCTACTTGTCAGAAATCTACGAATCAAAGTTTTAAGACTGGTAAACCTCTTAGAAAGAAGAAAGGAAAGAAGTAATGCCATTCGAAGGTCATGCAGATACACTTGTTAATGTAGGCAGAGGTAAGATTGGAACTGCTGCTAGTCTTAAGCATGGTGTCCTTGGATTAACTGCTGAAGATAAGTTGAAGCTTAGTAAGAGTGGTGTCAGAGATCTTCTTGAAGGTATAATGCTTAGGAATAGATCAAAACAGAAAATGCCAACAATGGAAGAACTTTTGCGTATAGGAACAGGTGCTGAAAATGAATCTATATTTCTTAATAGACAAAAATCGGTACAAGCTGCTGCGAAAAGTTTAAACCCTGATATAGAAAGATTAACTCAAGCAGTAATAGATGCTGCGAATGGTAAACCTCTTAAAACTTCAATAACAGCTGAAAGAGAGAAAGAAAGAGCTGCTCAAGGCTTCCTTAGACAGTTTATATTAAGAGCAATGACAGAAGGAACTGAGAAAAAGCAAGAAGAAACAACGGAGAAGAAAGAATGACTTTCTTATCTCAACTAGATCCTTCCGAGCAAGCTCTTACTCTTTACGAGAGTGAAAAACGTACTGGCATCCGTCGGGCGAATGGGGCAAGAAAACTTAAGAAATTAAGCAATAGACATTTAGCTATGATCTCTATGCACGTAGAAGGTATACGTGGAGAGGATATAGCTAAGAGAATGCACGTCCGTGGTGTGACAGTTTCTCGAGTGCTTAATGATCCTCTTGTTAAGATAATTATATCTCGTATCTTCTCAGATCGTCAGTTAGAATTAGATGCTCTTGCTGGTAAGGCTATTAACGCTGTGCGAGAAGGTATGGATGATAAAGTATCTATACGGGAGCGTCTAACAGCTGTTGATAAATACACCAAACTTAAGGATAGTATAGGTGCTGAAGTTAGTTCAGTTGAGAGTGCAGAAGATGTAGTAGAACGAATTTTCAAGGGAGTCTCGATTAAGGATTCTCATATTCAAGTCAATGTAGGAACTAAAGATGACCGATGAAGTCCAAATTGCGACTGCCCAGGCAAATGGCAACTCTACAGCGATAGAGATTAGTAGATACGGCCATACAGCAGCTAGTCATTTAAGAACTTTATTTGTTACTGGTACCTTTAATGGTGCGACTGTTAAGTATCAAATATCAAACGATAACGTTACGTTTTATGATGTAGCAGATGCTGATGCAATAACAGCTGATAAGGTTATAAACATAGAACATAGAGCTAGATATCAGCGAATAAATGTAGCCGGTGGTGGTGGTTCAGAATCTATTAACGCTTTCGTTGTATAGTTTATCTTTTTTATGAAGATGATTTTTGTATCATCTAGGAGGTTATTATGAAGACTCTAATAACAACATTAGTACTATTATTAATGTCAGTTCCAACTTTTGCTGAATTACCGTGTGTTGCCGCGATCTACTATGATCCAGCCGAAACTGATCCAGATGATTTAGTAGTTCGTAATGTGCAATGGTCTCAAGTTATTGATATTGATGCAGATATTGATGGGTTAGAGATTATTATGTTTAAACTAAAATATACTACACAAGGATTTACTGGAACTACGATTATTTCAGGTCGTGATGAGTATGCTTTAAAGTATTTTCCTAATGTTGGAGGTCGTGAAGCTATGCGTATAGCTCAGTATCAAAAATCACCAGGTTTCGGACAAAGATTTAGACTTAGTGATGGTGATGCAACTACAATAGCAGTTAGTACATTCTTTCCTGAAGCACCATCAGGATTTGAACGAAGTGTTTTATCTGGAAATGATGAAGGTGGAATCTTAAGTGTACCAGATGGATCGCTATTTGAAACACTCCAAGATCGTGCTTTTGCCTTAGATGTAGGAATTTGTCCTTGATACAGTCCGTTGTAGCTTTTAGAATACACTATACTGATGAAACTATAAAAGAATCAGGTATTGATTTTGTTTCTGATTGGAAAAACTTAGTCGGTAGATTTCAAAACGACGATGTATTAGTTGTTAGATTGTATAACAATAATAATACTGGTCGTATGATGCAGGGAGTAGATTATTATTTTCTATATGAAGATGAAAACGGTAATCCCCTCTTTGGTCAGAGTCGTTATGGAGAAATAGATACTGAGGAAAAGATTAGACAAAATTACAAAAATCCCGTTATTATTAATGGAAGATGGACTACTGATAAGATAATGGATCGAGTAGCTTATGTAGCAATTCGTAATGAAAGTCCAGTATGACACAGAATTTTGTCCAGACTGATACTGCTGCTGCCCATGCTATAGCGTCTAAGTGCGCTCCTTCAGCACTTACTAGTAAAACTCCTGATGATTGTCAGAGTGAGATAGGAGGCAGTGTCGGTGTTACAGGACAAGTAGTAACAATCGGTAATACAGAAGGTAATGTAGTTGTATGGGGTGATGAAACTGAAGCAGTTAATGAAACTACTTGGGCGGGTGGTACAGCTAATGTTAAGTGTAGAATATCTGTTGGTAATGGTGCTGTTACACTTGAAGAATGCCACATATGTCGAGTAAATTCGTCTGGAGTATCTCAATCAACTTATGGTAGTGAAACCGGTATTGGATTAAGTATTAGTTCTGCACAAACCTTATCTCGCGCAATTACCGTAACAGAAGATACTGGAGCGGCTTTAACTGATAGAGTCTATGTAATTTGGACATTTGCAGGTACTGGACATGGTAATAGTTCGTTTACAATCGTACCGGATCAAACAAACGATTATCCTTTTCCTACACCACCAGCTGGTGATATTCGTAGACATATCATTCCAGCATATATGAGAGCATCATGAGACAAGTTTTAAAAGGTAGTATTAATGTTTCAGTTGATGTTTATATCATAGACTCAACAGACGGTACGCCAGAGCTAGGGGTATTATTTAATACTGCGGGCATGGATTTAGAGTATAGACGAGAAGGAGCTGCAGTTGTTGATATAACCGAAGCAACCTTAGCAGCACTAACTACAGCTCATGCAGATGGGGGTTTCTTAGAGATAGGTCATGGATACTATAGACTTGATCTTCCAGATGCTGCTGTAGCTACAGGGGCTGAAACTGTTAGTATTCAAGGTACAGTAACTGGAATGATAGTTCTCCCACAGACAATTCAATTAGTTGATTTTGACCCAGAAGATGGAGTGAGATTAGGCTTGACAGCACTTCCAAACGCAGCTGCAGATGCCGCTCTTGGTCTACCGATATCTGATGCTGGAGGTCTTGATCTGGATACTAAACTCGCTAATACGAATGAAGTTACTGTTGCTAGGATGGGTGCATTAACTGACTGGATTAATGGTGGCAGACTTGATCTTATTCTTGACACATTAGCTCTTGAGGCAACTGTAGCAGCACTTAATAACATCTCAACAGCGCAGGTTAATACTGAAGTTGATAATGCTCTTGATACAGCTTTAACAGAAATTGCACAAGGTGTTCCTTCTGCAACTCCAGGGCTACGTGATGCAGTAATGCTTATGTATATGGCTTTAAGAAATAAACTAGATGTAACTACCTCCGGAGCAGATTTCTTAGAAGTTCATAATGATGCTGGTACAGTTATAACTAAGAAGGCTTTAACAGACTCTGCTGGAGATTACAGCGAAGCTAAGATGATAACGGGTCTATAATGGCTATTGATACTAGAATTAAGCGTGCTTCAGTTGTTGGTGTTGGCAGAGTATATTTGCGTGGCAAGATGTCTGAGGCCATTAGTGAAAGTTGGAGACATGCTACTGGTGAATCTTATGCTGGAACTGTGCTGTCCCCTCCTGTAGGTGGAGGTTCTGTGCTTAGCTTAGTGCAGCATGGTGGATTAGCTAATCTTGGCGGATTAGTAGGTGAGGGTGGGGGATTAGCTGGATGATGCCTGATTATCCTTTAGGAGAAACTTTAGACTTTAAGTTCACGACTCGTCAATTTTCAACAGGCGCCCCATTTCTATTAGCTGGTACTCCTGCTGTAGAGGTTTATGAAGATAATGATATTACGCAGATAACAGTTGGTGATACTTTAACGGCTAATTTTGATGGTATAACTGGACTGAATAATGTTCGTATTATTGCGACAAGTGGTAATGGATATGAAGTAGGTAAGAGCTATGCAGTAGTTATTTCAGCAGGTACTGTTGATAGTGTATCAGTAGTTGGTGAAGTAATTGCTCAGTTTAGTATTGAACGATCTCCAGCATTAAGACCTACTACGGCAGGTCAGACATTAGACGTTGCTGCTACTGGAGAGGCTGGAATCGACTTAGGTAATACACTCGGTAATTATGTTGCAGCTGACTTTGGTGCAGCGTCTCTTAATGGCAAAGGAGATTGGAATATAGGTAAAACTGGTTATAGCTTAACTCAAGCGTTCCCAACTAACTTTGCTGATATGGCAATTGTAGTTACTACTGGATTAGTAGATATAACTCAAGCAGCTGCTGATAAAGCCTGGAGTACTGCTGCTAGAGTATTAACGGCTAATGGTATTCCAGTTGGAGGTATTGCTACTAACGCAATTGATGCGGCAGCTCTTGCCACAGATGCCGCTGCTGAAATACGAGATTCAGTTTATGATGGTGCTATGACAGAACTAGCCGCACTTCCAGGAGCTTCTCCAACACTTAAGCAGGCTATTGCCTTTCTATATATGGCTCTTAAGAATCAAATGGATATAACTGCTACAGCACAAGAGATTCATAATGATGCAGCTGTTGTTCTTGGAACAGGTACTCTTTCTGATGACGGCACAACGTTTCGGAGAACTAAATATGTTTGATCTAAGTATGAATGAAATACTAATTGGTATCGATATTCTTTTAATTGCTGCTATAGGATATGGATTCTATTCTCTTAGAGCAATAAAAAATGTTATTACTGGTGTCCGAAGCAACTTACGAGAAAATATCGTAGAGGCAGAAGTAATAGAGGATTGGACTAAGAAAGCTAAAGAATATGGCCCTAACTCTAACAAGGGTAAAGCTTATAGGAATAGACTTAGAGAGGTAGGACACTCTTATCGTGGCGATTGATACTAAAGCTAAGCGATCTTCAGTTATGGGATTATTTCTAGGACAAAGTTTGCCCCCTCCAGATGGTGCTATTACAGCTCCTGATCGAGCTGCAGCCGGTTGGGCGTATTCAGGACTTACTTATTCAGCAATAGTTGCTTCTGTATTTATAAACATAGCTCAGAATGTAGCAAGAGCTATAGTTAGAAGAATAGCCTTTGATCCAGTCTCTACTAGAAAGGATCAACAGTAATGCCAGCTACAAATATAGTTCAGCCAATTGGTTATCCTATTCGTAGTTTAGCTGCTCCTAATATTTTAAATATATCTAGGAAACCGCCATACGATCCAGATATGACTCTGTTATATGAGTTTGCTAGAAATAAAAACCTAAGCTCTTCTGGTGGGCTTGGACCGATATTAGGAATTACCAGAGTATTAGCTACAGCAAGTAGATATAATTCTGATGGAATTCTTGAAACAAATCTTGTAGCTAATACCCCAAGATTCGACCACGATCCTGCAACATTACTAAGTCTTGGCCTTCTGGTAGAGGAGGCGAGGACGAATGTTTGTTTCCAAGCACGCCAATTTGATACTACTTGGACTCTTAACGGAGGTCTTACAATAGCGCAAGATTCTATTGGAGTAGATGGAGTAGCGAATACGGCATGGACATTAAATGATAATAGTTCAAGTGATGAGTCACTTCGACAAAACATTACGATACCTAATGACTCAAATACGCATTCTTTTTCTATTTATTTGGCAAAAGATACAGATATAAGTAGATTTCCGGAAGTTGGTCTATCATTAGGTGGTGGAACAGCACAACAAGGTTTTTATCATATAAATAGTCAAACAGGAGCAATAACTTTACGCGCTGAGGTCGGAACGACTACTGGGATTGTAGAAGATAAAGGACTTTTTTGGCGAATAACAATCAGTGTTACTAATAATACAACTGGAAACGTAACAGCAACCTTATTTTTACGTCCAGCAGCAGGAACAATTTTTGGAACATTTGACGCTGCCGCACAAGGTACTGCGGTATTTGATGCTGCTCAGTTGGAACTCAATGCTAGTTTTCCGACTTCATTTATTGATACCACAACAGTTAGTGTAACCCGTAACGCCGATGTAGTGAGTACAACGGATGTGAGTTGGTTGAATGCTAGTGCAGGAACGCTCTATATCAGTAATCATGTTCCCTTTGTAGGAACTTCAACGGGATATGAGGCAGCAATATCTGATGGAACAACAAATGAGCGAGTAGTTCTTTTAAGACCGGCCGGAACACAGCAACAGTTGTTTGTCGCAGACGGAGGAGTTGAACAGGCAAATCTACAAGTGGCTGGTTTATGGTCAGACGGCGATACTCACAGAGTTGTTGCAGCATGGGCAGTAAATGACTTTGTACAATATATGGACGGCATTGCTAGAGGAACTCCAGATACATCAGGAACTTTACCTACAATGACGCAGTTAAACGTAGGTTCTAATCAAGTTGACGCGCAGTTGGCTAATGGCCACATCAAAGAATTCCGCTACTACAACGTCCGTAAGGACAATACATTCCTTGAAGACTTGAGCAACGGTAAGATAGCAGCGTAACTATGGCTACTAAAGAAAGAATAGCAATAGAAAATCTCCTTATGATTGCTGATAAGGAAGGTAATGATGTAAACTTTATCTTCAATGAACAGCAAGCAGCAGTTGATGCTCGGCTTTCTGGTAGGGACTTAATACCAAAAGCTCGACAGATGGGAGTCTCGAGTAAGTTTTTAGCGAGATATTTAATTAAGTGCCTTGGTAAAAGAAATACTCGTGCAGTTGTTATATCTCATGATGAGAAAAGTACTCAGCGTATGCTAAACAAGGTTCACTACTACCTAGATCATATTCGAGGCCCAAAGGCTAAGATTAAGAATGCTAGTAGAAATGAACTAACCTTTCCTAAGACAGATAGTATGTTCTATATAGGAACTGCTGGTGCGAAAAAGTTCGGCCGTGGTGATACTATAACTGATTTACACTGTTCAGAGGTAGCGTATTGGCCTGATCCAAAGCAATTAACTGCTGGTTTATTTCAAGCTGTTCCACGTAATGGTGAGATAGCAATGGAATCAACAGGTAATGGAGTAGGAAACTTCTATCATAAGATGTGCACCAGAGCAGCAGAAGGAAAGAATCGTTGGAGACTTCACTTCCTTTCATGGCTTGATTTTAAAGAATACAATATCGATGTATCTATGGAAGAGTCAGATGATATAATGTCTGCTCTTGATGAGGAGACTGGAGAGCCAGAACTTATCAGAGATTATGGAATTAAGCCCGGACAACTTCTATTTAGGAGAGAAAAGCTTGAGGAATTAGATTACGATATTCGTATGTTCCAACAGGAATATCCAATGACTCTGGATGAATGTTTCCAGACTACAGGATATTCACTATTTACTAAGGTTAACTATAAACCATCAACAGATTGGACACGCCTAGACCGATATCAATATGTTATGATCGAGGCTTATAAACATCGTCCTAGTAAGTATGCTCTAGGTGTAGACGTTAGTGGAGGCGTTAAGAAAGACAGAAGTGTTATTGAAATAATTGATCTTATTAAATGGGAACAGGTTGGAGAATGGGTAGCGGATAATATCGCTCCCGATGATTTAGCAGTAAAAGTGGCGGAGATTGCGACATACTGGAATATGGCGTATGTCATAGTTGAATCCAATAATTATGGTGCTACTACACTACTTGCACTTAAACTTATATACCCACTTAACTTGATATTTAGAAGTAAGCATGAAAGTGATAACATCATAAATTTTGGATATCGAACTACATCGAAAAGTAAACCTATAATGATCGGTAATCTCCGCCACGAACTTGCACATGATTTTATCATTAGGTCACCTTTGCTTAGATCGGAGCTTAATACATTCTCTGAAACTCCAACAGGTAAGCTTGAGGCTGAGCCAGGTTGTTTTGATGATAGAGTTATGGGAATGGCTGTAGGCTTGACAGGTGCAACTCGAGCTGGTTATATGCTAGCACAAGAAAGTTATCAAGCTGAAGCTGATAAAATAATCGATCCGTTCAGTTTGGAGGGAATAATTGCTGATCTGCATGGTCAGAATAGGTCGGGATGGTCATATCCGATACCAAGACAGGATAAGGGAGCAATATGAAGATTCTAATTTTGACGCGCGACGGCTCGGCATTAGGATTAGCACAGAGGCTGGTTCAAGAAGGGCATAGTGTAGACGTTTATTCAGACGTATTAACTTTGGTTCATACCGGAGGAAGTATTTACGATATATCTATGAATTTATGGAAATCTGTACAGGAGTGTAAATTCATAGTTACTGATTGTGGAAACTGGCCATCCCTTTATAAAAGGGCTAGTACATACAATAAGCCTATTATTGGCTGTAATGCTATGACTGATATGCTTAACGGTAATTGTGTTAAGGAGTATCAGTTAGGTATGCGCTTAGGTGTCAATTTTCCTAAGACTGAAGTCTATAGTGATGTGCAAGGACTTCAACCAAAAATGCTAGAAGGTACCTTCTTAAGATATAATATAAAAGTCGATAGAAAGTTATTCGTATGCACTAGGCAGGAATGGATGGCTTGGGCAATGTATCAGCTTCCTATTGGAGAAGAAATCTTATTGCAAAAGGAACTGAAAGGTAGAGAAGTTAATGTAATCGGATGGTTTAATGGGCTGAATTGGGTTCGTCCCTTCTTTTATGCAACACCAAATTCTAAGGAAATCGGTGCCGTTGCTATGTTAGCTCAGAAGAATAATACAAAGCTAACTGCGCGCACAATAGAACCGTTAGATAAGTGGTTAAGAGCTATAGACTATAAAGGTTCAGTTACTGCTTACCTATTAGTTGAGGATAAAACAGAGGAAGTTTATGTAGATCGATTTGAAATAGGATTAACTGCTCCGTGCATATTCGCGATGATGGAGAGTCTTAAGTCCCCAACCGGAGATTTTCTGAACTCGCTTGCTTTTGGGAACGAATCTGAGATGAATGCGTCTATGGACTATTTACTTGGAGTCGAAGTACAAAGCAAAGACCAGGGTATGCATGGAGCACCTGTTTTAGGACTAGAAGATGGGAATTTAAAACATATCTTCTTACATGGTGTATATAAGGATGAAACTGGCTATATGATGAGTGGAGAAACAGCGCCTATTTATACAGCAGTAGCTAGAGGACAAGACGTAAGGGAAGCAGCTAGAAGAGTCTATAGGACTATTGATGAAGTACAATTTCCTAGAATGAGTTACTTACCAAACTTAGAGGGAAGATCAGCAGTGACTTTTCAAAATCTTAAGAGTTGGAGTGTGATCTAGTGGAAGGATATAAAAAAGGTGGTAAGCCAGATATACCTTGGTGGCTTCAACAGATTAGATTAGGTCTAGCCTTTAGGAAGGAGGCAGCTTATGAATCAAAATGGCGAATGTGGCGTAATATGTACAGAGGTGAGTGGAAACCTGGTGTTTTACCCTCCAACGTATTTTTTAAGATGGTACGGACAGTTGTTCCCCGGATCTATTTTAGAAATCCATCGATATCCGTTATTTCCAGAAAACCAGGTGTGGAGGGTTTCCTACTTGCTAAGCTCCTCGAACGTACAGACAACAAGCTTATAAGGCAGATGCAACTTAAGAAACATATGAAGCGGCAAGTACAAGATGCCTTTATGTTTGGTACCGGTATAGGAAAGCTAGGATTCGGAAGTCAATTCCATGCTAGTCCAGAAGGTGTAGGTACAACAGAGGCTCCCCTATATAATGAGGGAAAGGAATCTGTTGAATATAACTTTGACGTTATGCCGAATATGCCCTGGTATGCTAGATGGCCTGTTAGTGGATATGTAGTTCCAGCAGGAACAGCTAATCGAGAGGATGCGAGGTGGGAATGCTTTATAACTAGACGTCCCCTAACCGACTTGAAGATAGATAAAAGACTTACAAATGTAGATAAGATTAAATCGGCATCAACAGGTTTTAATAGACAGGAGGTCGGTAGGAGAGATCATAGAGATGCTGTTGAAATGGCTGATCTTTATGAAATAAGGGATAAGAAAACAGGCAAAGTGATTATTATTAGCCCTCATCTTAACGATCATACATTGGCTATGGAGGATGATGAGTTTTTACGCTTAGGAATTGAGGTTGGAAATACATTAGTCTTTAATGACGATGATGAGAGATTTTGGGGTATTCCAGATAGTCAGATGTTAGAACCTTTGCAATTACAACTTAACGAAGTTAAGACAATGGAGATGTATCACAGACGTCTTAGTATTGTAAGGATATTAGCACAAAGAAACTCAATTACTCCAGAGGAGGCTATAAAGTTAATTGGCCCCGATGTCGTACCGATTGTATGGGTAGATGGCCCATTAGATCAAGCTGTTAAGGTTATGCAATCTGCTACTATACCAACTGAGTTATTTCAATCAGAAGCCGGTTTACGTGACGACGTTCGGGAGACGTTAGGCTTTAGTAGGAATGAATTTGGAGAGTTTCAAGGTGGTAGGGAAAGTCCAACCGCAACTGAGGCTCAGATAGTTAAGGCTGCTAGTGAAATCAGGGTAGATGAACGAAGAGATATGGTTGCTGATATTCTTGTTTCAGTAACTCACGATATAAATACTATCATCTTTAAACACTGGACAGAAGAGCAGGTAATAGACGTCGTTGGGCCGGGGGGTATACCTATTTGGGTAGCTTTCAAGCCAGCAATGCTTAAACGTGGTAAGTATGAGATTTCGGTTGATCCTGATACAAGTATACCTATGACTAAGGAACTTAAGGAAAGGAAAGCCTTGTTAGTTTATGAGCAGTTTAAATTAAATCCGTTGATTGATCCAGTTAAACTTACTGCATACCTTCTTCATAATATGCATGGAGTTGCATTCGATGATATGATGAGAGGATTACCTAACGGTGCTGGACTTTCGCAAGAACAGCCTTTAGGTATTGGTCAGTTCGGAAAGCTAGTTCAGAATGTGAATCAACGAGCTCCACAACTACTTAACGGTGGGGGACGTAGCTAATGTTATATGATATGAGATGTGATGTATGCGAAAAAGAACTTACAATAGGATGTCCTATATCTCAACATGAAGATATTATATCTCCCGGAATTCTTTGCGGTAACAAATGTCCGGGAACAATGAAACAGGTTTTTAAGGCTCCTTCGATGGTTATATCAAAAGAGCCGTTCCCAGCGACGGGGAATGAAATACAGCTTCCTACTCCACATGGCGTGGATAAGAAGTTTACGGACAAAGTACATGCCAGTGAATGGCTAGGTGAACGTGGACTTATATCTAAGTGGATTGAAGATGATATGTAGTTGCGTTCAAAATTTGAACAAAATCGTATTGGTGACATATGAGTAACGAAAAGCCGACAGCGACAGCGATTATACGATTCTGGCCGACGAAACATAAAGTTACTGTTGAGTTAGATTCTTTAGTAGGAGTATCTCCGAGGAATTTAGCTATTGCAGAGAACTTACTTGCACGTGAGTATCGAGGAAAAAGAGGGGCTCATAATGTAAAACGTCATGCAATGGCCAGAGAAGCTAAAGCAAGAGAAGCTGCTAAGAATATCAAGGATGATGAGAATTTTCATAAAAAAGAAGATAAGCGTCTTCAAAATCTTGCAAGGAAAGCCGAAAGTAAGAGTGTTAAACTCTTAGAAGCAATGTTGAAGGTTGCTAAAGATAAAGTAAAAGGTAAAGGTAAAAGCGAAGCGGTAACTGAATAGGAGCATATGAAGATGCCCGATCCAAAAGATAAAGATAAAGATAAGGATAAAGATAAAGACGATCTTGACTTATCTAAGAATCCTGCTATTGTAGCTATAAACAATGCCATAACAGGTATTGGGTTGCTAATGAAGCAACAGAAAGCTACAAGTGATAAAACTAATGAGGGTCTTACTTCATTAGTTGAAACTATTAAAGCAGGAAAGTTAGGAGGACCAAAGCCTGATGGTGATAAGCCACCTAATCCTGATGCGATCAATGAGCTTGATAACTCTCAGCTTGTTCCTCTTGTTCTGACAGAGGTTGCGAAGCTTCTTGATGAAAAGATAGGTGGTATAAAAGGTGATCTGGATAAGACTAATGAGACTATAAATAGCAGAGACGTTGAAACTGAATTTAAAACTTTATTAGTAACTAATCCAGATTTAATTGAATGGACTGGAGAGATGAAAGATATTAGTACGAAAACTCCAGGGCTTTCTATTAACCAGCTATACACTTTAGCTAGATCAGGAAATGAAACAAAATCTGCAGAAATGGATGAGAAGCATAAGAAAGAAGGCGACGATAAGGATAAGATTCCGCCCGGTCTTAATATAGGCTTTATGCCTACAAGCGGCGTGACGGCTGAGGGCGATGAGAAATTGACGAAGAAAGAGGCAGCAGATAAAGCTTGGGACGATACTTTAGAGAATTTTCCTGAGTTTGCTCAGCTTGGCGAAGGTTAAGTTTACTTTAACCGGAGAAATATAGATGCCCGTCTATTCGTTAACTGAAGCGATTGACAACCTATATACTTCTACCTGGCAACATATGAAAGGTGGTGCGGTCGATAATATCTTTGACTCAACCCCATTCTGGTTCTGGATGAAGGATAAGGGTAGGCTTCAAACACAGAGCGGCGGCCGTCACATTCTGGAACCTTTAGAATATGCTAAAAACGACGGAGTGAAGTTCATCGGCAAAGGTGGAACTGTTAGTTTAAATGATCGTGAGTTTCTCACAGAAGCACTATTTGACTGGCGGTACCTTATTGCCCCCCTCGTTAGATTTGGCGTAGACGATCAGGTGAACAGAGGCAAGACAAAGATTTTATCTTTAGTCGAAGCTAAGCTTTCAAATGCAGAAAATTCATTAGTGGATACGTTGGAAACAACTCTATTCGCTAATGTTGGCGCTGCAGGCGGAGCTTTTGATGGCCTATTGCATTTAGTTCAAGATGATCCGACTTCATCTACTGTTGTCGGTAGCATCAATCAGAGTACAAATACTTGGTGGCAAAATCAGTTACACGATTTAACTGGTGTTTCCTTTGCTACATCAGGTGTTGATGAAATGCGGACTTTGCTTAATGAATGCGCGAATAATAGGATGAAAGATCGTCCTGATATTCTTGTTGCAGGGCAAATTCCGTATGAGTACTATGAAGATGCAGCATTTGCAAAGCTTGAAATACACAGTACGAAACTAGCAGAGTTAGGATTCGATCATCAGACGTTCAAAGGTATTCCGATGATTTGGTCTCCTGCTTGTGGTCTGAGGATTTATTTCCTTAATACTACTTTCTTACGATTTGTCTACGACCCAATGATGTTCTTTGACATGACTGAGTGGAAACCGATTCCTGAGCAAGTAAATGACCGAGCTGCGCAAATTGCAACGGCCTGTACTATGACGACTTCACGTCGCCGTGTTCAGGGTGTCCTTCATACAATCGATATGGCTTAGGAGGGCTTATTATGGGTACAAACGAAAGTATGAAAAAAGTCTTCATTACCAAGCTAACTGATACTAACGCAAGTGATCTTGAAGGTATTGGTGTAATTCGTTTTGAAGGCGCAAAGATCTACAAGTATGTTTCTTATAATGCAGGAACAGGCGTTGTAGCTGCTGTTGCAGATGAAGTTGTAGTATATCATGGTGATAATGCTGTTGTGATTGATTCAGCAGCTGATGTTACTATGGATGTATCTGATGGAGTTATTACTGCTGGTGTTTTACAGGCAGTTATTGCCGACACTGAGTTCGGTTGGATTCAGATTAAGGGTGTAGCAGTTCTTAATTCTGCTCTAACCGCAGGTCTTGATGGTGATTTATTAACTTCTGTTGGAGCCGGTGACGGCACTCTTGATGTTGTAGTTACAGGAGCTATTAACGGTAATATTTCTGCAATAGCTCTTGATGCCTCAGCATTTATTGTTTTGTTAGATTGCCCTTGGTAAGGAGAATGAGTGGGGGAGTGTAAAAACTCCCTCATTTTAAACTATGAGTCTTTTAACTTTAGCAGATCTTAAGACAGAGATTAAGCAAGGTCTAGGCGGCAGAGCTGACTTAGATACCAGGATGAATAATATTGTTGATCTTGCACAGCTTAGACTGGCAAGGTTAAAAGATTTCGATGAGCTTAGACAGATAGAATCTACTACTACTCCTATAACATCGGTAGCAGCAGATGATAAGATTATTACCTTTCCAACTCTGACTGATGCAAGGATTAGGAAGATATATTCTCTTAGAAGATTTGCACCTAATGATGAAACATTAGCAGGTAAGCTAACTAAAGTTCTTACAAGAAGATGGGACGAAGTAATACCGGAACCTGAATTTTGGGCTAGAGGTTGGCCTACTCATTATACAGTTTGGGAGAATAATAAGTTTGAATTATGGAAAGTACCTGATATAGTATATACTCTTCAAATACGATTAAGTAGATGGCCAAAGAAAGCAAGTGTTACAGGTGAAGGAAATCCTATTGATTTAGAGAATGTAGATGATTTAATTATTAATCTATCTTTAAGTTATGCTTACTGGAGTTTAGGTAGAACGGATAAAGCTAAAGACTTCTTTGGCATATATCGAGGATTAGCAAAGGATGCTCTTATGGAAGATGCCGAAAGCATTGATGAAGCAATGGCTGGTGTTAAATTCCCTCAAGATATATCTCAAGGCTCTAGAGGTTATGATGATCCGTTTGTTAGATCAACAGTAGCTGGAGATTGGCCATTATGAGGTTGGGAGAAAAACAAGAACTTTTTGCAATACTGTTTGCAGAGCATATAGTCTGGCTGTACGAGCAAGGATATTCTGTACGGCTAGGCGATGTGTTCGCACATGATGGTCATAGAGAAGGTAGCAATCATTATATTAAGTTAGCTGGTGATATTAACTTATTTAAAGATAGTAAGTATCTAACTGAAACTAATGATCATCTTGAAAGTGGGGAAAAGTGGGAATCCCGTCATGAACTTTGTCGTTGGGGTGGTAACTGGGATAAAGATGATCATCCAGGAGAACCCGGTGAGAACGATGGAAATCATTATTCTCTAATTCATAATGGAAAGATGTAATGACTAATACGATTACGAAAAGAGAAGGTGTTCATATATCTATAGCAGCAGTATTATCTTGGATACCTTTAATACCTGTTTTTTGGTTCTTAGTTAAACCAATTTTAATATCTGCTGTTAGTGATGCTGTAGCTGATGATATACAACAGCAGGTTAAATCAGAAGTTAAACCATTAAATTCAGCCTTTAAGGTGTTACTTCAGAATGATATAAATACTAAAAGAAAACAAATAGCATCACTAAATTATAAAAGAACTAGACATCCTAATGATTGGGCTGAAAGTGATGCAAAGCTATTAGTTGATCTTGAGATAGAATTGGATTCACTCCAAGAGGCATATAAGGAGCTATAAGTTATGGCACATACTAGAACTTGGGACGCTGCATATGAGCTTACTCCTCCTAATCCTCAGAGTGTTTCTCAAGGTGCTCAGCGTATACGAGAGCTTAAGGTAGATATTCGTGAACGCTTAGACTTAGATCATATCATGGATGACGATGATACTAATGATGGTAGACATAGAGTAGTAACTCTTATTGAACAAGCATCTGATCCAGGTAATTTAGCTAATACTCATCTTATTTATACTAAGGATGTAGGTGGTGTTACCGAAATATTCTATCAGAGTGATAGCGGAAATATTCAACAGATAACTAATAATGGTAAGATACAATTATTGAATAATAATAACGCTTTTACAAAAGGGCAAGCTACTACAGAAGTTATTATTACATTTGCATCTACTATTACACCAAACGCTTCGCTAAGTAATGCGTTTGTAGTTACATTAACTGGTAATATAACAGTTAATACTCCTAGTAATGGTAAGTCTGGACAAGTAATAACTCTTAGATTTAAACAAGATGGTACTGGTGGTAGAACTCTTACGTTTGGTTCTGGTTGGAGAGGAAATGCTGGTGATGATTTAGCACTTTCAACTGGTGCTAGTGATTTAGATGTACTAATAGCATATTTTACAGGTAGCGTTTGGCACGTTCTAAATCTTAAGAAGGATGTAGATAATGCCCTTTAATATGGCTGTTGTAGGAGTTGGTGGTAGAGTATTTAATCTAGCCCCTCTTACATCTCAAGATTTAGCTTTAGCTTATAATGTAGAAGCACAATTTGCTTCTCAGTTTCCATCGGCAGCACCTTCTAAAGCTAATGATAAGTTTATAATGACTCTCGGTGGAGTTGACTTCGTAGCTGCTTCTGCTAGTGGATTTGCTATAGACGGAGATGCTCTACATAACGATGCATTACTTATTATAAATATAGATCCATCTACTAATATCTATGCTAGAGGTGCTAGAGGTGGGGATGGGGGCCCGGGTCGTTGGAATGTTGAGATTGGTTTCGATCAATCTGGTGGAGGAGATGCAGGTAGTAATGGTGGAACAGCTATAAGATTTGGTTGTGAGACTAATATAAAAGGATCAGCTGGTCTTATAACTAAGGGTTATGCTGGTGGTGGAGGTGGTGGTGGTGGAGCTACTGGCCCAAGTAATATAGGTGGTGGTGGGGGTGCTGGAGGTGGTGCTGCACTAGGTGCTGGTGGTACAGGTGGTATTGAAGTAGGTCCGGGTACTAATGATGGTGCTAATGGTACAGCTGCAACTAGAACTGCTAATGGAGTTGGAGGTGCTGGTGGATCTCCGGGAGGAAACGGAGGAAATGGCGGAGACGCCGGAGGAGCAGCTACGAACGGTGCTGCAGGAACATCATCTGGGGGTCTTGCAGGGTCAGATGGTAATGCAATAGATTCTCAGGGATTTACACACAGTATTGATGGTGGTATAACAGTTACTGGTGCTATAATCTAATGACATTTCGTTTCAGAGAAAATGAAATAGAAAGTCCTGCGGTAGTAGATGCGTTTAAGGAATTACAATCTATTATCAGAGGACTTGAATCAGAGATAAGGAGTACAAAACGTGATCCTAATTTTCTTCTTGAAGGGCAATCTACCGAAAGGGGTATTATACGATCAGTAAGGTTCAGAATAAGTCCCGGTTCAACTCCAGGTACAAATCTTACTATATCTGATCTTTCTGGTAGCATTCTAGACTATAATCGACCTGCATTAATTGATGGAAGTAATATAGCTAAATCAGGCAGTAGTGGTAGCTATTCTTTGAATGCAGCTGGAACTATTATTACGATTGATCTATCTGAGGATATAGTTGGTATTCTTGGATTTTCTTTTGCAACACACGATCTTAATAGCGGATCAACGACTGAAATGTATGTTCCATATGTTAATAGAACTACTAATTTACTTCTAAGTTTAATAAAACGTGGAAGTATAAATTTCATAGACTGGCTTGCAGTAATAGTGGCAGCAGGAGACCGTTGCGAGATGCAAGTAGCGTTTGTAACATCAACATAAGAGCTTATTATGCCAAGTACACTTACAGATAAACGGGTAGTTGTAGTATCAGTTACTATGACTGAAATGCTTAATGTTTTAGGAGCTAAAGCTCTTGAATTAGGTATTATAGATTTTACACCTACTAATATAGAAGTTGCTAATTCTGATGGTGTAGGTATGGCTTTTGATATAACCTTTAAAATAGATACGGTATAATGGGCGAGCTTGATTTAACTGGAGAAGATTGGATAAATAAAACAGTACCATCCTTATTAGGTGGTTTGAATTTAAACTCCAATACGGAGTCAATGCGGGATAATGAATTTCTGCAGCTTAATAATCTCATATACGATAAAAATGATATAAAGAAAGATACAGGTTATGCTGATTTTGCCGATATTCCATCTGGAGTTCCTGGAACCTTTAGAAATATCCATCAGCATATTACGGCTAGTGGAACAGCTAGTACTTTTGCCATATCTAATCTTAGTTTCTATGTCTTGGCTAATAGTGAAGCTAATTGGCATGGAGTTCTTCTAGATGGTGGCGAAAATACTACTATTGATGCTAACGTAAGTGGAACAGATACAGTTATTCCAGTAGCAGTTACTACTAACTTTGCTACGGGCGATAGGATTGCTCTTAGACTAGACGATGGTTCAGATCATATAAGTACTATAGCTTCAGTTTCAGCTGGCGTCTCTATTACAATAGATGATGCAGTACCTGGAGCTGGTGTTCAAGCAACATCTGGAAATTCATGTATAGAGATTGTTAAGTTAGCTGGTACAGATGATAAGCAAGTATTTGCAATAACTGTTCCGTGGAATGATGAACTTACTTTTACAAATGGTATAGATAAACCTCATTACTATGATACTATATCAGCAACTATTAAACTTGTTCAGAATCTTCCTAGTTCTGGAGATACTATTTGTGAAAGTATAGCTCTTTTTGATTCATCTCTTTTCTTAATTAAAACGATAGAGGGTGGATCAAACTTTAATCAACGTGTTAGATGGAGTGATAAAGCTGACTATACTAATTGGACAACAGGGGATTCTGGATTTATAGATCTTTTAGATTCATCTGATGATGTTAGACAGGCACGTAAGTTAGGCCCTCATTTAGTTGTATATAGAAGTGGAAGTATAGTTAGAGGAGCCATAACAAATAACGCGCTTAGTAGATTTCAATGGGATACAATGGTAACAGCTCAAGGTATCATATCTTCTGGAGGTTTTGCAGATATAGGAGATAGACATCTTGTTGTCGGTCAGAATAAGATTTATATCTACAAAGGTGGATTTGATTTTCAAGAGATTGGAGAGAATGTAGAAGATTTACTATTTGGTGTTCAAGCTGAAATGGCTGATGATAAAGTTAATAGACTCTTCTGCGTTTATGTAAAGGATAAGAATGACGTTCTTATATTCTATCAAACTGGTGCTGGAACTTTTCCTGATAAATGTTTAAGGTGGCATGGCGATCTTGGCGGTGTTTGGTCTACAAGAGAGTTTTTCGATACTGTTCAGGGATTTGGCGAAGCAGTTGATAGTACAGCTTTCTCATGGAATGATATACCAGGTAATTGGGATGATCAAACTCTTTTATGGAACTCTGCCGCTGTTGTTACTGTATCAAAAACGTTATTGTTATGTGCTACTGATGGTCAGGTTGAAGAGTATGATTTTATAACTGCTGATGATGATGGAAACGCTAAGACCTTTACATTAGAAACTCCAGATTTTTCTCATCCTAATGGAAATCTTAGGCATGATTATTTAGAACTTAAAGGTACTAGCGGTATTATTACAGTTTCCTATTCAACAGATGAAGGCATTACGTTTAATATTCTAGAGGTTGTAACAATAGGAACTACTCCAATGAAGGTTAGATTGGAGAAACAGTTTGTTGGTCGTTCGATAAGATATAAGATAGAAGGTTCTAGTGCTTTCTCTCTTAGTTGGTTTAATATACGAGTATCATTGGAAACAGAAAACTAGAATTGTTCAAAATTTGAACATGAGGTTATTGAAATGGCATTCTTAGATTTTCTCTTTGGAAGTAAGCCAAGTGTAGAGACTCAGACTTTATCAACTCTTAGTCCACAACAGCAAAACTCACTTGAGGCACTTCTGAATCAACTTACTACCGGATCTGGTGCTGGTGAGGAGAGGCGATTTAGTGGAGATGTTAATGTTGCTCCATCTGATCTTTCTCAACTTAGTTTAGCTGGTTTAGAAGAAAGAGCATTAGCTTTATCTGATCCAAATAGAGAGAGTGATATATTCAATGCTTCAACTGATACCTTATTAAAGTTGCTTGATTTTGAAGGACAGCAGGCAGGTGTTGATGAGTTCTTCAATACTACCGTTCGTGATCCAGCACTTAAAAGTTTTGAAGAGACAGTTCTGCCAGCAATAGGTAGAGATTTTGGAGGTTCTAACTTCTTTGGTTCAGAAAGACAACAAGCAGATGCTGAAGCTAGAGAAGATTTACTAACTGGATTAACTAGAAGTAGAGCTGATATTAGTTTCCGAGCAGATCAAGCAAATAGAGATAGAGCCTTATCAGCACTTGGTATAGCACCAGGAATTGATGCTGTTGGCAGAGGAGATACTAATGAACTCTTATCCTTATTACAAGCTGGTGAAGGTCAGACAGGACTTGCAGAGAGAAATGTCAGTAGGGAATTTCAGCAATTCTTGGCTGAGGCTGGTCTAGATGATACGCAAATTCAACAGCTTCTCCAATCTCTAAACGTTGGTGCAGTTGAAAATGTAGTTACAGCACTACCTGGTACTGAGGGATTCTTAACTAATATTCTCAGTTCCTTCGCTGGTGCAGACAGATCCACTACAATTAACACGTGAGGATAGTATGGCTACCGTAGTTAGAGGATTTCCAGATACTAGAGCTTCTAGTCTTGGTAAGGCTGTAGGTGGGTTCTTAACTAAGCTACAAGACAATCGTATAGATAAGTTACAGCAAGAGCTTATGGATGAAATATCTAATTCTAAAGATGAAGCTAGTGCTGCTGCTCTCTTTGCTGATCCTCGTTTTAAAGATGTTGTGAATGATACGCAAAGATTTGCTGTTACTATGAAATTCTTAGAATCAGCTCAGCCGGGACAAACATCTTTACAGGGATTTACTGAAGATGGAGAAATGGTATTGTTCTCTGTTCCACAAGGAACTCCGATAGATAATGCTTTATTTTCTGATCGTGGATTACACCCAGAACGCGAGAGAGGTTTCTATCTTAAAGGGGATAAGGAAGAAGAAATCCCTGAACTTATAGGTAGCTTTAGAAGTAAGGGACAAGCTCTTAAAGGCTTGGAAGATGAAGGGTTAGATATATCAGGTTTAGAGAATAGAATTCTTAATCAAGCTGAAGCTGGCTTTGAAGCTCAATTTGCAACAACAAGAGCTAATCAAAGAAGGGCAGAAATTGACTCACTTTTAAGACAAGATAGATTTAGCTTTGATAAGCAAAAAGGAGCAACTGTATTTTCTAATTTAGTGCATGAACGATCTTCTGGAAATTTAACACAAGGTCAATTTGAGGAAGCTTGGAAGAAAGCTACGACTATATATGGTAGAACAGCTACTGATATGGCAGAAGATTCTCTTCCCGATCTAACAGAACAAGCAGCTATGGTAGAGAATGCTTCTCGCTTAGCTAAGATATTGGTAGATAAAGCTATACAAGACCCAAGATTGATTACAAGAGCTTCTGGATTAGCATCCTTTGGATCTGATGTAGTTGCTGAGTTTGAAGCTGTTATAGGTCTTGTTGGTGGAAGACCAGATAAGAATATAGAAGATTTTGATTGGGGATCACTAACTGGGGAAAGGGCAGAGTTTAAAGGTATGTTATTTGATATGGCTATCATAGCTGCTGCTGCTAGAGGAATTAGCGGTAGAAATTTCTCTGATAGAGATTTACAATTATTTCTAACAAGGGTTGGTTCAGATGTTCATAATGTAGTTGCCTTTGCTCAAAATATGAGAGGATTAACTAATAGTCTACAGGCTGATTTTCAAACTTCATATTCTCGTTTACAAGATGAGCCATATACAAAGGGATTTACTAGAATTATCTTAGATAAGAAAGAAAGAGATGAGGCATTAGATAAGCATTATGAAGGTTTAGGTTTTGATGTTAAGCCTAAATCTAATCCTGTAGAAGAATTTGACGTGGAGCAATAAGTATGTCACACACTTCTGAAAGATTACAAGCTGCAGTTGAACGGGCTGCTGGTGATTTTGCCAACATTCCTGACTTTCAAGTTATGAGGCGAAGTAGTACTCTTATAGAATTACAAAGAAAAAGAGAAGAAGGAGAATCTACATTTGGTCAGACTGCTTTAGAAAAAGCTGATATTTCGCCAGCAGAGTTTGATCGCATCCAAGCTAATGTTAGGAAAGGTATAGATGAACAGAACTTTACCTTTAACGATGTAGTAGAGTATATGAAGTATGAAGGTATTGAACCAAATGTAGATATGACTCCTGCACAGCTGAATGATGAACAACAGCTTGGTTTAGATTTAGCTAACTTCGCGAAGGGTTCAATAGAAGGTACATTTAATCTCGTATCTCTCCCGTTCATGCTTACAGACGCTTTTGTAGGAGGGATTAAAGCAGTAGCATCTGATGATTTTAAGTTTCATCTTCCTGCTAGCGGAGTTATTCAAGGTATAGGTAGAGATTTATCTGATAGTTTATTTAATCTTGAAGGTGCTCCTGAAAATTTCGAAACTCGTGCCGCAAAGAAAGTTGGAGAATTTGTAGTTCCAGGGGCTTTTATAACTAAAGGTCTAACAACTGCTGGGGCTAAGTTAGCTCTTCAAGCTCCAGAAGCTCTTAACTTTATGCAGAAAGCATTTGTTCATATGGCTAAAAATCCTGCAAAGCTTCAATTTCTAGAGATAGGAATGAATTCCGGAGCTGCTATCGCAGGTGAGACTGCCGTTCAATTAGCTGCACAAGGTGGAGATCCTAATGAGGTAGAGAATGCAGGATGGATTCGATTCGGGGCTGAGATTGGAGCAGTATTAGGCTTAGGATTTGGTCAAAGATTACTTGCCAAATTCTCTGACTTTGCTAGAAGAAAGATAGTATGGGGAGCAGCTCATCAGAAACGTGCAGCAGAGATTCAGGTAGGTGAAGTCTTTAATGAAATAATGGAGGCTGATCCTAACATTCTTAACAATATAGCAGTAACAGAGGCGCTGGAAAAGGAGCTTGGGATAAAGCTAACAGCTGATGTAGCATTTCAGAATCCTGATATAGCTGCTATGGTACAAAATGCTGTTAGGACTTCACCAAATAAAGCTGCAGCAACTCGATTCGTTAGATTATTTGAAGCTGAAAGGGAGAGACTTAGACAATATTCTAACAAGATGACTCCGATTATAGAGAAGTCTGATAATCTTCAAAAGGATCTTGGAGTCTTTTTAGATGATGAATTAACTAAGGTTCAAAATAGAATTGATGAGACTGTTGCAAAAGCAGTTGATGAAGCACAGCTACTACATCCTGAAAGAAGTCATATTGAATTAGGTGAGGCTGGTTTTACTCAATTAAAGGTTTTCCAAAAAGAAGCTGATGATATGGTAGAAGGGCTTTATAACTCATTAGATAATACAGTAGAGTATTCTGTTTCTCATATCCAGGCTGGTATGCTTAAGTCTAAGTTTAGTCCTAGATTCGCAGAGGAGAATGTTAGACGAACAATAGCAGGAGAGCCTGTTATAGGAGCTAAAGGAACAGCCCAAGAATTCGGTGGTGTTCATAAAGATCTTCTTGATAGCATGGAACTTAACTTTGGGCCTGGAACTAAGAAGACTGACTTAGCTACTATACGAGATATGAGAGCAGAGATAAATAGCTTTATTACAATAGAGAAGAATGGTGAAACTATAGCTCGACTAATGGCTATGAAGAAAGGAATAGATAATCAACTTAAGATTGGTGCTAGAAGTGCTAGAGGTAAAGCTGCTACAGTATTTAAGCAAGCTAATAAGATGCGAGAAGAAATTGATATTAAGTTCGATAGTGGCTTTGCCAGAATAGCTTTGCAAGAAGATCTGCATGGGATAAAAGCTCTTTCTCCTGAAAGTTTCTGGAAAACATGGGTACAGCCTGGTGATGCTAAAACTGCGGTCAATGCAGCTAGGCAATTTAAGCGTATCTTTATGAATGATAAGACTAAGAAACTTGATCCAGTGATAGAGTCGCTGGTAACAGATTATGTCGCATATAATCTTAATAAGAGTATATCAGCTGGTAAGCTTGATCTAACAGGAATCGAAAATTGGTTGCTTAGGCATGAGACAAGTCTTAAAGAGCTAGGAGTCTGGAATAAGTTTGACGATGTAGGGAAAGCTCAAGCTAGGGCGACAGAGGTAACTATTCAAGGAGTATTAGATCGTAGGGAAATAGAGAGGTCTATCTTACAATCAGTTATTAAGACTCGTAACCTTCGTGGCTTTATCAGGAAAGAAATAGACGGAGGTGGTATAGCTGAGATAGCTAAGAAGGTAGAGGAGACTGGTAGTCGCCCAGCTATACGTGCATTCAAGAAGGAAGTTTGGGATACTCTCTTAGATTCAGCTAATACTGGTAGATTAGATTCAGTAGAGAAGATGATAAAATCTCCTGATACTATGCTAGTTAAACTTCTTGAACATGAGACGGTATTACGATCAGCATTAGATAATAAACACTATGAAGCGTTAACAACTCTTGCTCGTGGTGTTAGAAGGATAGAAGGAAGAGTTGAAACTTTCGGCAGGGCCGCTGATGAACTATCAAAGGGACAGCATACCAGTCAAAGACAGATGGGTCAGGCATTCTCTAAGATTCGTGCATCTTTGCAAGGATTCGTTAGCCCTCAATTTACAGCTATCCAACTTGCTAATCAGGGATTAGATATAATGTCCTCGAATTCAGCTGTTGGGGTGATTGAAGAAGCTATGTATAATTGGAGATATGCAGTAGAGTTAGCGAAGAATGCTAAGAATAGATCTGGTAGGAGGGCTATTAGGACTATCTGGTCTGCAGCTGCAGTATCTGCTGCTAACTTTGAACATGATGATGCTAGGACTGAGCGTTAATCTATAACTTTCAAAGCAGCGCGAGCGTAGTCGCCTATCTTGTAGGCCGGGCCAGGGGATAACATACACGCGAAATCTATATATATTTTGTAGTTTGAGTGAATGTTTGTTTTTTCAAGACTTCGCATCCACTCCAACACCGCATAGTCGTCGTTAGCGTCACTTTCTGGATCGGGTAAGAGATCAAAATTACCAGCATCGGTGCTGTATTCTCCACTCAATCTGCTTGGGCTCTTTCCCATTATCTGTCGGCATCTTCCTCCATCAGATACACCGTCGCGCTTGGCAAAGTTAGTCCATCCCATTGCCTTAGCTAGTTTAATTCGGTTATCCATCTAAATCCCTTTTACTAAGTACAGTCGCTCGATGTTCCTCTGTTATCAGCTTGTTAGCAAACATCTCTATACATCTGATACAGAAATTAACTGTAGCAGTAACTGGTAATCCACGAATCTGAGGCACCTTAGCTGAATCTATCGTTACTTCAAATTCAGATATAGATGCTCCAGTCCTCTTACCTTTGCCTCGACCAATAGGATGTTTGCAGACTCCACATCTTAGTTGATTAGTCATCTGGTTTTGCTTCGGCATAGCTATTCAGTGCATCAGCAACATACTGTGATCCTCGACCTATCAGAAAACCGCCCATTTCATCTAGCCAGCCTCCTCGTACAATTCCAGGCTGTGTCTTATCTACATAGAAAGGATTTTTTATCGTTGCTTTAACAAGTTCATCATTATTCATCTCTATTCCACTTATAATATACTTCGTTTTGATTAGGATCTATTATTACCTTAATAACTTTCATGGCACTTAAAGTCTTCTCTATAGTCTCAAGAATATTCATATCTAAATCTTGGTAGAACACAACTAACAGTTCACTCCTACTAACTCTTTGCCTATCCTTAAGAAACTCTAATATCCTCTCAGTTACTTTAGCATATGGAGTACTGCCAAGACCAGAAAAGACTTTAGCCATTTTCTTTTCTGCTGATAGTAACACCTTCATTGATCGTTCAAAATCGTTTTGAGTGACTACCAGGTCTTCTCCTCTACTAGCAGAGAATAGCATACATAACTTTCTAATATGTGTTGCCCTTCTCTCACAATAGCCGGCAAAGCGGGGATCATCTATTGCGGGATTTCCTTCCTTAATCTTCTCATCCTCTTGCTGATACCAAGCCGCATAAATTTCCTTCGTTTCATCTGTAAATACAAACTCCCCCGCGAGCGTAGCGATTCTTTCGAGATCTTCTTTGAGTGCCGTACGAAGAGTAGATAGACGCTCGGAGATAACCGGGAGAGGGATAGTTTTACGTTTTTGTTCCTCAACAATAAAGATAATTCTACTTGTAAAGCCTCCACCGATAGCTTCTTCCGGTAGGATAGACTGAAGCCAATCTGGGGCTGTCGCACCCAAGAGATTAAAGCAAACTCCCTTGATTTCATCTGTTCCACTTCCTTTAGTTTCATAGACCCAGTTATCCAAACTATCGTACCAATCAGTCAGGTCTGCAAGAAACTTTACATCGTTTTGTCCAAGAAAAACTGAGAGTTCTGGGGATATAGCAGTCAAAGAACAATGAAACCTTGCAATTCCAGTATCTGGTTCTATGTAGCTTGCTACTGCCCGCTTCATTGATCGGATTAAGGCTTCTCTCGTAATCGACTCCGAAGTTACCTTTATGCCAAGACCTGAAATAATATCCTTTCCAAGATTCATCGCAGAACCTTTCCGACACTTTCCAGAAGGGCCAACTAATACGATGTACATATTTGGATAGATTACTTCGTATCCCCATCTTATATATACCCTTCTAGATAATGCTGCTGCGAGTAGTGAGATTCCTGTCCATGCATGATAGGATAAAGGACTCTCTGTTTCTTGGGCGTATTCTAAATACCCAGATATCCAATCTTCAAGTCTCCTTAAGCTCACTGATAGCTCTCTCTATAGACTTAGTCAGTGTGCTTGTATCAGTGATTTCTATTTCTTTCATTCTGTCGAGGGAGTATCCGATTTTGCAATCGACGGCGATCGTGAACTCACGGCCAGACGCTGTAAGGCTTGGCGAAAGGTCTCTTGCGGCAGTTCGAATTCCGATAGCGAGTTTATTGGCGTGTCTAGTAGGTGCTTGAAAATTAATGGAGTCATGGACTTGTCTGAGAATCTCCCAATCAGCAAGTGCTGTATCCTCTGAATTATAGATTGACACCATCCCTCTATTGATAATCTCCCCCACGGTACTTTGCGAATTGAAACTATAAGCTGACTTGAAGAGGTCGTCGTTCCATCTATCAAGAAAGCGGCATTTCCGTCCGAAACAATTAGTGAGAGTGCGATCGGTTCCGAGCTGAGTTTGTATTCGCTCGTAGTTTCGTCTAATACCAGGATAGATTCCGTGATATCTTTCAACAACAACCTCAGCTTCCTTTTCTGTGATCTCGTTATCGAGTGCAAATTTCTTTTTTCCTTCTCCATAGTTCAACCCGTGATTTGATTTCTTTCCACATTGCCGCATAGACATTGTGCGTGGCATCCAGTTATCCTTATAAGTATCAAGCTCCTTTATCAATGGGCGTTTCTTTTTTATTTCTTCTGGGTCACCAATATGACCTAATATCTTATCTTCAAACTTAACAGCTTCAATAGGTATTCCAAACATTTGACTAGCTGTATAAGAATGTACATCTAAATCAGTCTTAATAGCATGAAGCATATTAGCATCGCCTGAGTCATAAGCCACTACTACCCATTCAGCCCTACGTAAATCTAATTCTATGAATATGCAATTTAGATCCGCAATAAGAAAACCGAGAAAAGCTTCTGGCAGATTTTGCATATTCATACCAGTTCCGAAGATTGTCTTAGTACTCGATAGGCGTCCGAACTTAGTTCCGCGAGGCTTATAATTACAACGCATCCTACTATCGGTATCAAAGACTATGTCTAAGTATGTTCCTTTTAGCTTTTTAAGTCGTCTGTAGTCTTGCATGAGCTTTGCTTCAAATAAGCCCTTGCGTGCTGATGTACCTCTAGTTATACGTTGTAAGGTTTTATCATCAGTCGTGATAGAACTCTTACCGGTTTGTTTACTATACTTAGTATATGGTGGTATTTTCTTTTCGATATAAAAGTATGTTTGACAGTCTTTAGGAGATAATGGATTAACCCATCTGCCGCAGCGTTCAGTTATTTGTTCTTCCAAGCTTAGTAACTGCCTATCTACTTCCTTCTTAACTTTAGCTAACTTATCATGATCTACTCTAATACCACGAGTCATCATGTAGATCAGAGGACCGTATAAGGAGATAGTATGATCGTATGTCTCTCGGTATCCATCCTCTATCTCAGAGAAGAATGAGTCAGCGCATTGCCATGTACCCGCACAGTCGAGGGCATTGTAAGTTAGCATTTCATCTGACGTTCGGTAGGTCATATTATTATAGACTTAATTCATAAGTTTTCTTAAATATATCAGGCTTGCATGGATAGAACTCACCTTGTATACCCTTAATAATCCAATCACCAACTGACGCATATATTGCACCCTCTAAAGTTAATACCTGAAGCCTACCCTCTGTAACAAGATTTACCTTTCCATTAGTCCATTCCCGTAACCAATTATGTGACTCAGCAGTTCCATTCCATCGGAAGGCTTCTACTTCAATTGGTTTCTTTCTATATTTCATATCAGCTATCCTCTTTAATATCTTTAAAGCTAACCATATCTTTCCATCGTGGTTGCATCGTATGTATACTTGCTAGAAAGTTTAATGATTTAAGAAAGTCCGGATATAATATACTGTGACTCATCATTGTATCTATGATAGGGCCACGAGTTATGATATTCATTTTCTGAGCTAGAAATTGTATATCAAAGATAAAGTTCTGACCTATCTTAATTATATCAGGGTCTCCCATAATTCTGGCAATACCGTTCCATAGTTCAACTTCTTCTTGTACTGTCCATCTCATATCTATAGGAATAGATACGGCAAAGTCAACATCGTTAGCGAATCCAATACAGCTTACTTCAAAATTATTAACTTCAATATCAATACTTAACTTTTCATCATCAAGAAAGCACTCTAATATTACTCTAGCTTCCTCAAATGATTCAGGTATATAAGTTTCTATATCTGGTTTATGTAAAAGCTCAGGATTTGCTGCTAACTTCCTAGCTTTAGTTAAGTCATGACTTAGATAGTATCGCCAGATATAATTACCCCATATCATCTTGGATGGATGAAGAATAGGTATGACTATACTAAATAGATCAGGACTAAAGACATTCCATCTAGTATCTTCTCTATATGTAAAAGGATAACCCCTTGTTTTAGTTGTAGCTCCGTTACCTGTTAGAACATATGATGGCAACTCTCCCATTGTAACTATTACTTTAGGTTTAATACTTTTTATTTCTTCTTCTAAAACTTTTACATAGTGATCTATATTTTGCAGGACCTGCTTAGTCCTTTCCTTCCAATACTTCTCAACTCTGGTATCATCCTTAATAAGATTAGTTATAAACACCTCGCTCTTAATCAGTCCAGCTTGATGTAGGCATCCTTCTAATACAGTCTCAACTGGTGGAGCTATAGGCTTATGTTCTTTAATAGCAGCTACGGAAGGACAATCACCGACAATCATTATGTCAGCGTTGGCTTTTCCTATACCTTGAATAAGGCCAGTACTTGTATCAGGTAGGAAAGTCATAACTTCTCTATTAGTTTAATCACTTCCTTCTTTAATCTTTTTCTATGCCCTCTATCATGAGCCATAATTATTTTTGCGCTAAAGTCTGCTATAACTAATGGAATAGCCTCAGGTTCTATTTGTGTTCTACTGACTAAAACTTCTCGTCTATGTTTTGTAAGATATTCTAGCCGTTCATCCATAGCGTTTTCTAATTCTTTTTTACTGTCAGCAGTAAATAGTTCCTTTCTTAACTTACCTTGTATTTCAGCAAGTTCCTCTGACATACCTTCTGGTCTAGTTGTTTGCATCTTAATCTCCTTTTAGACATTTATCTTTCATATCTTCATGTAGTTCTGATGTTTGTAAAACTCTGAATATAATCTTGAGAGCTCTCATTATAATCCAGTTATGTTTATAATGTAAAGAATCTTCACCTTTGACATTCTCTATGAATTGTATAATATCTTCATCTGAACAGCTACTAGGTTCTATTTCACTCATTTTCTTCCCCAGAATCGAATTTTAAATTGACACTGATGCCAAAATTCTCTAAGTGGATGTTTTTCTTTCCATCTTAAAGATTGTAATTCTCTATTAACAGCATGAAAGTCTGGTAATTTTGCACAGTATTCTTCCAATGTTATTTCTCTATCTTCATTCATTTTCTCCTCCATCATTACTTAATACTTCTTGAATATCTTGTTCAACTGCTGCCAGGAATGGTTGTTTATTCTCTTCGTTAAGTTCCCATCCGAATCCATTGATTCCCTCTCTATAGCAAGCAAGAAGCGTTGCGCCTGATCCTAAAAAGGGTATCATACAAATAGATCCTTCCCACGCGAACGTCTTGAGGATTTCTTGCATGAGCTCGATCGGCCTTTGGGTAGGGTGCCACTTACGAGCTGCTGGAACACCAGGAAAGTCGAATACGTTAATCCTTCCTCGATTATGGATCGGGATACCATCGCCCTTCCACGCGATGAAGAAAGGTTCCCAAGCTCGTGCAAGAAAAAGCTCAGGACTATTAGTTTGTCCGGCTCGCTTAGTCCATAAGCACGGGATAGGATCGAGCTTGAATCCCGCGTCTCTAAGAGCAGTCTTGACTTCTGATATCCATTCAATGCCGAACCAGAAACATACCCTAGTATTAGCTGGAGTCGTCTGATATAAGAGTTCACAAAGTTTTTTGAGAAACGCCTTATAATCTTTAGATTCAATCTCTTCGTACTTGTCCAGCTTTCTACTCTTATCACCTTTCTTTACCTCTTTCAAGTTTATCCCATACGGAGGATCTACTTCGACGAATGATATAGGTGGTTCCAACTTATCATCTACCATTTCTTGCATACCGATGAAGGCATCACCAACGTTGAAGTGATCTTCAGCATACATAGCAGAGATAACTTTTAGATTTTCTTCTTCTTTATTACCACCGTGGAATGCTTCAACTCTCTCTTTATGTTTTCCAACAAGAATATTTGATGCCATTTTCTCTCGCATTTGACGTAAGATTTTAACAGCTTCATCCTCTTTATCAAACTTAGCCAGGGCTGGAAATTTAGTGACCTCTTCGTGCATCTGCAAACATCTTACTATTCCCCCAGCACTCCTGCCAATCAGTTCAGCTGACTTACGAATTGTCCAGTGATCACCATGCTTCTCTTTCATTAAGTCATGAATACGGGCGACAGAAGCATTCTTTTCTTGCCAGTTTAAGTCTTGTCGGAAGAAATTCTCGATGAACTCACATTCTCTTAAGTCTAGTTCATCCTCTGTTTGACGCATAATCGCAGGGATTGTAGGCATAACAAGATGCTTTACGGCTGCCAGACGTCGGCCACCTGCAACCAGTTCCATATTTTGATTGATAGTTATTGGCTGGATGATACCCTTTTCTCTTACTGTATCTAAGAAGTCGTCAGTAAGGGCATAGTCTTTGCGGAATCGCTCTCCTACTTCAACGTCATCTGGATCAATAAAACTAATGTCCATTATAAAGGCCAACTAGAATTAATAGCATGTACAGCTTTAATACTTATTTCAGCAAAACCTTCATCTAATAACTGTGCAACCATTTTATAGTAAGGCTCTGGCCAAGATAACATAGAATCTCTTGATCGTGTTATATAGACTTCTTGATCTTCAGTTATATAAAAATAATCCCTGTCATTCATTTTCTATCTTTTCCTTTAATGTTTTAATAAGCCAAGTAATATCTTCCTCTTGTTGAATACTAAGATAGCTCCAACTATAAAATCTACCTTCAATCTCCATCAGTTCTTCCCATTCAGACTTTGGTTTACGATCTTCTTTTGCTTTTTCTACAGTCATATGGAATTCTTCTCTTAGTTTATCAAATCCTATCTTTTTTCGAGTCATTTCTTTAATTTCGCTATTAGTTCAGCCTTCTCTTCTGATGTTAAATTCATGAGGAGATCTCTAGCTTTATCTTTTTTCTTATCACTAGTCTTTGATTCCTTTTTCCTGCGACGTTGTGCAACAGCAGGACGTTCGATTGATCTGCTATCCCTAGCCTCCTCAATTTTGGCATACTGCTCCTCTATTGACATATTAGTGAAGCTTTTAAAAATATCTTTAAGTTGCTTAGTCACTTTCTTTCTGCTGCAGAATATTTAATCCACATATCAGTAAATGCGTCCATAATAGATATCTTTGGATTAATACCGTATTTCTGTTCTCTACTGTCTCCGAATTTTAGAACTTCTATTTTATATTCTTCAATTTCTATTGACATTGAGTCTGAAAGTTCTTGATAAATGGGCATTCTTACAAATGGCATATCGTGTGGAAATACTACTTCTTTACCAGCAGCAGTTCCACCAATAAATCTAACTTTCATATTAAAATTCCGAATTTCTTAAAATTACTAAATGCTGCATTGCACAATTCTTTTTATTCTTTATCACATTTTGGACAAAATGCAGATTCCCATCCACCATCTTTCGTTGCATGAAGTGGACCTCCGCATTTATCACAGGCTGTTAATACATTATCAGGGACGTTCAAAATTTGAACAACGAGCTTACAACGACCCTTTATAAGATCTTCTGCAATCCATCTATTTTCTCCGTGCTCGATTTGAGTGTCAATAAACAACTTTATAAGACTTCTAATAACTTGTGCCTTGACACCCCAAGGAAGCAACGCTAAAAGTTTGTCATTGACTTCCCTTTCTATTGGCACACTTAATCTTATTACATTTTCGTCCACGTTGTTTCCTTTAAAGAGGGCAGAGTGAAAGCCCTGCTAACTGCCAGACGGTCCAACGCACAACAGCTAAACTTCTCTCACTCCGCCCAAATTTATTACCCTTCTTCTACTTCTGCCGGTAATCTATCTACTTGTAGAACACTTTTAAGATTTCCTTCGTATTCATCCAGTTTTAGTTTACCTCGTGCCCTACTGCCAACTAGCTGTTCCAGCTCAATTCCACCATCCATTTCGATTCCGAATTGATAGAAGAATCTCTTAGCAAATAACAGCTTTGCTTTTCTCTTATCATCTTCATCATCTTCACTTGGAAGCGCGATATAGTGGAAAACGTTTGCAAAATCCGACTCTCCTTCAATCTCTATAATCGTCATAATGTTATGCTTACCTTCTTTCTCAGTAAGCTTAGCAGTCGTAATACAGAGATCGTATTCAGCTTCTGGAGCAACTTTTGGCTCGCTAGTTTCATCTAATCCTTTTAGTTCAATAAAGCTCATTTCGTAGTACCTCGTTGTAGTATTTTTCCTAGTCCGTAGTCTTGTGGTTTGTTCCAGTCTTTAATAGTAACGTCATGGAACATATCCAGTCCTCTGAAAGAACACCTAATAGCCGGATTAAATCTATCTGGCCTTGTTTGAACTTGATAGGCTATCTTAGTAGAGGTGCTAGCACACTCCATATGTAGCATTTCTGAAAATAGTAATGGCAGCTTTACCCTTAAACGACCAGTTAGTAAGATGATATTAACCATACGACCACTTTCAGAGTCTTGCTTAAACTCCTCATGGGCGGTGAATAGGATAACTTTATTCATACTTGCGTAGGTACGAACAACGTTAGTTATCGTCTGCATCTGTCCGCCCCAATCATCCTGCTGAGGGAACTTACCGGCTCGTCCATTTAACTTAAGAACACGATCCATTACAACGTCTGAGAAGGTTGTAAAACTATCAAAGCAGATATTATCGTATGGTTCAAAGAATCCAGATTCCATCTTCTCATCAGAATCTTTTTCCCAATTAGTATATACATCAGAAGCATCTTCTTTTGACATTGCATCGCTTTTTCCTTTTGTCAAAGATACAGCAGCGGTGCTTACTCTCGTTGGTAAGAACAGTTCATAATCTATATCGTGTCCTTTTAATGTCGCAAGAGCTGATGGATCAAATAGATAGCAGAAGGTCTTACCTGGAAGTGTAAGAATTTGAGAAGTTTTGCCAGATCCGCTTGGGCCTAAGAGTAAGAATTTAGCTTTACCTATATCTTTTGTATCTTTAGCGTTAGGCATTTTTAAGGCCCCTTGTCAAATACTTCTTGAACTTTTTCACTGATATAATCATCCAAATAGTCTAATAAATTCTCTCTTACACTCTTTGGATCTTCTTCTCTATCTGAAAATCTTATATCGAGACAATTAGAACATAGCTCTCTTATTTCAGATATTGTTCGACGTTGAGCTCCTGTAAATACAACACCTATTGTAATCCTTCCCCAACCTTCAGGTAGATTAGAATAGCCTGCACTTTCCTTTTCTTGTATATTGTCACAGTGATCACATTTAAATACGTGACTCATTTTCCTCTCCTTTATCTCTTACGTAGTTAGACTTATTGCTATAAGAATAGCAAATACTATGGCTATTACTAAGTATATATAATCTCGATTAAACTTTCTCATTTCTCTGGCTCCAGGTTGATTTGTTCTAACTTAAGTATGTCAAACGGTTCCCACGGACTTACTTTGTAACCTGCAAAATCATCATCATGATCGCTAGGCTTAGCAACGAACTTACAAATATCACGATAGGGACAACCACCATAAGTACTACAATTCCCAGTATTTTTAGCGTACCCTCCATACGAGCTTCCATCTTCTCCACTTGTTTCATCTTCAATCCTCTTGATCCAATCCCTTGTCTCATGAAGCCACACATCTAGTTGTTCAAATTGCCGATCTATGGGGATGAAACGGAATCTATTATGAACTGTTTTATGTACGAGAGCTGCATCTATCCAAATACCTTTTACGGCTTTACCAAATAGCATATGACCAGTATGTAGATATCCGTCAATCTGACTGTTAGGACTCCAAGAGTTTACATAATCGGAGCGGAAGCCAGAAGCCTTAGCGTATGCTGAGGTAGTCTTATGTTCTATGATTAGTATTCCATATTGAGGATGCTTTACTACCTTATCAAGACGTCCAACGTACTTAACTTCTGAAGCATCTTCATAGAGTTTGACAGCAAAAGGTTGTTCGATTGAGATTAGCTCGATACTTTGAATAAAATCTAATCTTTCCCTCATATAGTTTACAAGCATCTCAGCCGCGATGCCGGGCGTACGGATGCCATAGCGTTCTTGCTGTGCTAAATCAGGTGTGAAGTTAAGTCCAGATTCTTCCCAACTTATCTTCCATCTAGCCATAGCAGGTTTTAATACATCATCTGGATTAGCATCTTCTGATAGCATACCCCAAACGACGTCCATTGCTTCATGCCAGGCTAGGCCGAAAGCTAAAGCCATTGCTATATGATCTGGAACTAAATGTCTAACGTGACGGAGATAGTATAACCTGGGACAGGCTTTGTAAGCTCCTATACGAGTGTTATCGTAATATTTCATTCTAGATTCACTGTAGCTTTTACGAAAGATATTATTGTACTTGGGTCTTGTTCTGATAACTTACCATCTCTTAAATTTAGTATAGTCATATTTCCACTATTAATATGATCTGATAGTATGTATACATGTCGTTTATAACGAAATACATCTCCTGCGTTTAAGTCATCTAATCTAAGACGTACTCCACTATTTTTCCTAGAAATATGCATCAGAGTTTTTCTCCGTTAAGTTCTTCATGAGTATGACCCTGGCGGAGTTGTACCTTAGATTGGAGAGGCCAAACATCAGTTGATCTTGGTATAACTCTTACAGTACCAGAATGAAGATTAACTATTGGTCTTAGACCTGGGGTTAGATAACTTACCTCTAATTTGGCACAGGCAATTTCAATCTTCATATAGTAGTGACCCTCAAACTCAAATGCCTGACTTACCATAATATCGCTTAAGCTTATTGGCATCGGGCGAAAACCATTGTAGTTAATCTTCATGATACTTCAACTTGTGCTAACTTCTCTTCTTCTATACGATTACACCAAGTTTCTACGGCATTTTCAAATCCCCAAGAACCTCCGGGGGCATGGTTATAAAACCACATTACATAGTTTTTTAAACAATTTATATTCGTATCATCAGCTCTACCTACTGATTCTTTTAGGTCATTATTTATAACAGCTGTAAGAAAGCCGCCTGGTTGCCAACCATTCTCATAAAAATCTATAATTGCTCTATGCATATATCTAGGTATTCCGCAATCTATCATAGCTTGTTTTGATTCATCTGTTAATCTCATACCGTTCTTCTCTCTATTGAGGCAGGTTGTGCGTTTCTGCCTAAATGTAAAATTTTTTTAAGCGATAAATTACTTTAAAGATGGTGGCCGGACTCACTAGAGTGTCTACCGACTGAGCAAAGGTCTAGAACTTAGGCTCACTCACACATACGTATATGCACCATCATCAAAGTAAATTACTTAGTAATCTTGTAAGAAAAAAGAGCAAAAGAAAAGGGATACCGAATATCAGCATCCCTTAATCTTGTTATGCGGCCATTAAGCTTTCAAGCAATGCGGCCTTCTCATCATCAGAAAGTGCATCAACAGCTTCCTGAGCTTTCTGTTGCGGAGATTTCTTGACACGGGTTGATACTCCGGGCCTCCAATCGTTTACGAGTTTTTGAATCTCCTTTGGACTCTTGGGATTCTCTCCTTTTAAACTCCTACGAATTAAAGCCTGAAGATCAACCGTAGCAGCAGCTACGAACCGCGAAAAGATAACGTCAGGGCCGAACCTTTCGGCAGCACTATCGAGATCGTCTCCGAAATCATAGCTTACTGTTGCTGAAGGTGAATCTTCCTCTGTGCCGGCTCTTGCGCCAATTTCCTTTGCAGCCATTATAGATCCTCTTACATTACGCAGGAATTTTATTATAGGTATTCCTGTTTGACCTAAAATCTCGGAGCGTTTCACATCATAGGTGCTACCTGAGCCTATAGTATAACCCGCTTAAGGGTCGATGCTTGACGCGGTCCAGTCACGGTACGCCAGAATAGGTGAGCCTACCGCGGATACACCAATTAAGTTGCACCACTCAAACCCGACTCTCTACAAACCAGTAGCGAACCAATTCGCAGCTACCTATCCGAGACATGGTTAGAAACTACGGCTCGAATTCTTATGTTTAATAATAGTTGATTTCCTCTCTCTGACCTATGGCCAGTATAACATGGGATTGCTATCTTTGCAAAATTATTTGGCGTTGTGTCGCTTAACCAAATCCATAATTATTGCTCCAGCTTCTTCTGATCCCCAGAGGTCTTTACCTAAGTTAGTATAGCAAATACGAACTGCTTGAGTAAAGATAGGGTCTTCTAGTTCCTTAGCTTGTTCTATAAATCTATCTTTAGGGGCTTGCTTCTGAAGTTTTGAAAAATGAACAGCAGGTTGTTTAAAGATGTCTATAAGTATAGTCTTCTCTTTTTTCTTAGGACTATCTGCTATATTAACTACTTTATCTGAAACGATTTCAGGCTCACTTTCACCTGCAATTATATCAGCAGCCTCTTGTGCAATAGCACTTATCTCTGATTGAGGAGTAGTTGCTATATCAAATAGATCAGTAGGATTGAAAGCAATGTCTATATCAAGCTCACCTTTATATAACTCTTCTAATCTATCCATGATCTGTTCTCTGCTATAAAAGGGTATGTCCTCATTTTGCTGCATTTTTCGCACAAACGCGGTTAGTACATCCCTTACAATAGTAGACATAGAAAGATTAACCGTACTCTTTCCAGCCGCTTCTATAAGGTCATGACAACCAAGTAGTACCCAATCATCTACTCTTATATGTATTACTCTACTTGGCATTAATATCACCAAGTATTATTTTATCTCTTATTAGATGACATTTTACCCACCTATCTAATAAGGTATTAGGTGGTGGAGTTCTAAAAGCAGAAATATGT